TTTAACTTGGCCTCTCAATCAACTGAGAAACTCAGTTTGATGATCTTAAACAACGTATGCTTACGTTGGAGAAGGTCGTCAATGCAAAATTGAAGACTATTAACGGTCTGGTCTTTAGAAATAAAGGCCGCGGACTCATCGGCGTTATACTTAGTATAACTCGGGGGGTCCGCCCTCGTTCTTCCAAGTCTGTTGTAAGACAGGTTGCTTGATTTTGCTTTAAGTGTTACCACTTAGCGCAACATAATGGTTTAAAAGGTCTTGTTATTTACTTAAAAGCTAGTCAAGTCTTGCTACAACAAAGTGTAGCAAGATTTAGAGTAGTTGACCTAACGGAGTTAAAGGTTCGTCCGTCTCGTAATCGAGCGGGCGTCCCTCTTATAATTCCTGCTGGTGTTAGGGTACTGATTTCTCGAGATAGAGACGTCCGGAGCATTAAGCTCTGGATGACTTTATTGGGCCTGTATCGTATACTTGAGTTTAAAGGTTCTTTGAACCTTTCAAGTATTACTGATCCTGGTCCTGAGATATCAGATTTCCTAACCGAATGGAGGAAGTTTTTAGAAACTTCCTTCAAGCCGCAGCTCTCTAAACTTGTTAAGTTTCCTGAACTTTCAGGTCCTAAGCTTTTCCCTATTCTAAAGTCGGGTCCAACGACCCTAACTCTAGATGATCCCCCAGGTCCCTCTTATACAAACTCTTCTGTTAGAGCATTAGTTATAGCAGCTAGAGTCTGATTACGTAAGTCTTCAGACAACCAGATGCTTAACGCTTTAACTAGGTTTTGTACTCAAATTAAGGACTCAAAGACATTTATATCTCGTCTTCAAACAGTTGCCATGGTTAGTAATTCTCGAATCGATGAGACGAGTTTTACGCACTTATCTTTAGGTGCTGTTCGGTATAAACCGGAGCCAGCAGGTAAAATTCGTGTTTTTGCCATGGTGGACGCTTGAAGTCAGTGATTGCTCCATCCTTTGCATGATTGACTCTTTAAAATTCTAAGAGCCATTCCGCAGGATGGGACATTTGATCAAATGAGCCCTATTCTTCGGCTTCAGTCAAAATACGGAGATAACCCGAAAGGATTATTCTCCTCTATTGACTTAAGCTCTGCTACGGATCGTCTACCTATATCAATGCAAGTAGTGCTATTGGAGGTCTTACTAAAGGATCAAGTCCCTGACTCGAAAATATTTTCAGAGTCATGACGGGATATCCTTATAGTAAGAAAGTACTCCACAGGATATGATTCACCTGAATCTACTACCAAGGAGAAAAGGTTTGCGGTTAAACGCAATACCCCTACTCATGTTAGTTATTCAGTGGGTCAACCTATGGGGGCTTTGTCCTCTTGAGCTATGCTTGCAATTACTCACCACGCTATGATGCAGTTTTCTGCATGAAAGAGTGGTTGTAAAGGTTGATATGGAGATTATGCCGTATTAGGAGATGATGGTGTTATCAAGGGGGCTAATCCAACCAAGAACTACCGGTCTCTTCTCCAAGTTATTGGAGTAAAGGCCGGATTAGCAAAATCTATTCTTTCAAAGAATAAATTTGTTATAGAATTCGCGAAAAAGTTTTTCGTGGATAATACAACTGCTAATATGCTTCCATTTAAAGAGAGTTTAGCCACTATGTGCTCAACTTCCTTAGTGGTAGAATTTGTTCGTAAGTATGATTTGTCCCTGAATGCAATTTTATCTTTTCTAGGTTATGGTTACAAGTCTAAAATGAAAGTCTATAAGACTTTGTACTTTAGGTTACCTACGCGCCTGAGGGTTCTATTGGTATGACTAAGTCATCCCAGTAGTCCCTTAGGTAAGTCCTCATATACTGAT